ACCAAAACCCGTTCCACCTTAACTACGAGCGGTACATTGCGAAGATCATCGCCAAGCGGGGTAAAGATGCCCCGGCGTTCAAACTGTCTTACGCCCTTATTTGGGATTTGGAGTCGGGAATGTTTATTTCCGACGACGACTGGAACAAGATCATCAACAAGAAGTACGGCTTTGTCCGTACCGTAGAACCTGAATGGGACATCCGTGCCGGATTGGACATTGCAAAGGACGACGCAAGTACCGTCCTTACTATCGGCAGAGTTATGCCGGATCAGCCGTTTAAGCCGCCTAAAAAGCAGATTCTACGGTTTATCGAGTTGCGGAACATGGACTATGAGATGCAGCACCAGGTTATCGTGGATTATCTCATCGAGTACAACGTCCGGGCGCTGTTTGCTGACTACACCGGCGTAGGCCGACCTTTTGTAGATCGTCTGTCCTACGCCTGCGGAAACTACCTTACGGTAGAGCCGTACACGTTTAGCCGGCCATCGAAATCCGAAATGTGGCTTGCCTTACGCGCAGACATTGACAATCGCCGGTTAATCATCCCGGCCAACGACGTTGCACGCGGCGAGAACGAGTATAAGCAGTGCGAGGCGCAACTCAAAGGAATGATAAAGTGGTTTGAAGGAGGCTATCTTGTTGCAGAAAAGTCAGAAGACCCTGGCTACGATGACTACGGCGATTCGCTGGGTCTTTTTATACTTGCAGGCAACATGGAAGTCGAGGATGTTCCAGAAGTAGAAGAAGAGACAAACCCGTTTTTTACAGGCGGGGGGTTGCTTTCCGAAATAGGAAAAATATCTTGGTAAAATATGGCAAACGAACAATCGTACAACGCTTTTGGAACCGTATCTAACCTACGGTTTGCGAACGAAGAGGCCACCCGCAAACTGCGCGAGTTTGTGCGGGAAAATCTTGTAGTGGACAATATCGAGCATGAGGCCCGAATTTTGAACTACGAACTATATTGGCAGTTTTATTTGGGCAACCATTGGCGCCAGTACAATAACACCATGCTTTCCTTTAACTACGTGCGTGCGTTCGTGGATAAGGCCAGCCAGTTCCTTATAGGGAAAAAAGCATTTACCTTACAGGTGAAGCAGTTTAGCACGGACACCATCGAGGAAGACGTAGAACAGGCTATCGAAAAATTCCTGCTATACCACTGGAACCGAAACAACCGGATGCTAAAATCCTACGAAATGCTGCAAATGGGCAGCGTATCAGGTGATCTTTGGCTCATCCTATCTTGGGACGCTGACAAGATGTATGTAGGTATAAACGTTGCGGACAGCCGACACTGTTTCCCAGAATTTGCCGAAGGCGACGTGAATAAGGTATCCAAGTTTGTCTTACGGCAGCCCTTGGTCAAGAACGAAAACAAGTACCGGCTTAAAGTTACGGAGTACACTGCGGAGTCAATTACGACGTACTACGTTAAGGAAGTCAACTACCCTTCCAACGAAGGCCAAAAAGAGAAGAAATCCACGGTACCCAACCCCCTCAAGGAAATCCCGGTTGTCCACATTAAGAACAAGCCGGTATCCGCCGGCTACTACTCGATCAGCGATGTGGCCGATGTGTTGAAGTTGAACAAGGTGTACAACGAAATAGCGATGGAACTCAAAGGGATCATCGACTACCACGTGGCCCCCACCACTATCGTAACTGGCGCAACGATGGGAAGCATGACGAAGAAGTTGGGCCGTGTCTGGAGCGGACTCCCTGCCGATGCAAACGTGTTCAACCTGGGCCTGGACGTAGACCTTACGGCCGCCCAAAACTACTTGGCTATGCTCAAAACTTCGATGCACGAAATGTCCGACGTGCCGGAGAACTATTTGGGTAAGATACAGGCGATCAGCAATACCAGTGCTGCGGCACTTCAACTTACCTACCAGCCCATCGTACAGTTGGCCGACATGAAATGGCTTATGTACGGACAAGGCATAGCCGATGTTAACCGGCTTATCGTCAAGATGGTCAACCTATACAACCCTGAAAATTCCCTGTTTGCCTCCGCACTAAAGGCTGCTGGGACTTACGAGGACTTTCTCAACGACTACGAGGCTCAGCCGATATTCTCCTACGGATTCCCCCGCGACAAGCAAGCGGCTTTGGCTATTGCCGATTACGAACTGCGGCTTAAACTCAACAGCCGCCGTAGGATTCTCAACGAATTAGGCGTTAACAACGTCCCGGAACTGCTTGAAGAGATAGACGAGGATCAACTTGCCTTAGCCGAACTTGAGGCTCGGATGAACGAAATCAGCAACCCCCCTGCACAAGAGCCGGCTACGCCTAATAGCCCCCCTACGGCCGAGCCACAAGGGTTTAGCGTTACCGGAGCCCTTACAACACCAAAAGATTTTTTAGGCAATGAGTAACTCTTGTGCATAGGCATAGCAGGTCAAAGTTTGATCGCTTGGCTTATTAAGGAGTATCTTTACGCACTCATACACAATTTTTTAACGTTCACCAACCAATTTTAACGCATGAAAGAGGTACAAAAAGTTGACCCGGATGCACTGCACACTATGGGCCAACCCGACCAGTCCTACGTTCAACCGGCTTTCGTAACGCCCGGAATCCCGGAGCAACCGCTCGCTTCCCGCGAAAATGCCCCCGACGGCAAACAAGCAGATGGTACGCAAATGCTCCAAGGCTTCCTGCAAACGCAGCCCGTTTTGAACCAATCCAAAGGCTAAGGCTCCGCCCTGGCTAATTTCACTCATTCAGCAACCGTATAAAATTCTTACACAAAATCATGGATCAAATTCTCGAACTATTGCAGGCTGTTCAAATCGCCGAAGACGGCGATCCGGTCGATCTCTCCAAGAATCCGGTCGTTACCGACGCAATCCGCAAGGCTATGACCAAAGGCGCTCAAACTGAAAAAGCCAAGTTGTACAAAGACTTGGAAACGCATAAAGCGCGAGTAGCCGAATTGGAGTCCCAGATCGGGCAAAACCAACCCGCAGGCACGGAAGATGCTCTTGTCAACAAAATTCTCGCAAAGATGGAAGACAAGTTGGCCACCCTTATGCCCGCAAACACCAGCAACTCACCGGCAGCGCCGACGGCCAAACCAGGCGAACCCGCCGCTAATCCCGCACCGGGAGCAGCAAGCACGGGCTTAAACCAGGAAGAACAACTGGCCGCGATGGTGTCTGCTGCTTTCAACAAAGTCATACCGAAAATTCTGGAACCCTTACAGTCGAAAATCAACGACTTGGAAAAAGGCCGCGTAGCAGAGTACAAGCAACAACGCCTTAAGGAACTCGGCGGTAGCGTCATCCCGGAACTGGTTGAAGGGAACTCTATCGAAGAGATTGACGCAAGCATCAAACTTGCGCAGGAATTGGCCAAGAAGTACAACCTTGGCTCGCAACCCGCGCCGCCAGCGCCGGTACCAGGAACCCCTCCGGCTCCGCCAGCGACTCCGCCGGCCCCGGTTATTCCTACGCCGGCAAACATGCCTACGCCAACTTCCCAACAGCCGGAGATGCCAAACGCGTTCAAAATGACGCCGGAGCAATACGCCGCGCAACGGGGAAGCCTGCTTTCCCAACTACAAGAGAAATTCGGCAATAACGGTTAAAGAATCTCGGCCAATTTTAAAATCTATCACAGACATGAAACAACTATTGTCCAAGGTTTTCTGGATGCTCCTGCTGCTCCCACTTACGGTGTTTGCCGCAGAGTTTGATCCCCAAGGTGGTACTGTTACCACGCAAGGTTACGACGCCACAGGCTTCGTTTCCATCCCCGAGGCCGTTCGCGCCGTTTATTCCCAGGAAGTTCTGTTCGAGGCCCAGCCCCGCTTGAAATTCCTTCAATTTGCCAAGGTTAAGACCGATCTCCAGGCCCAACGAGGCAAATCCATTTCCTTTACCAAGTACAGCAACCTTGCAGGCGGTGGTACCATCAATGAACAAGATGTACTGGCTGCTACCGGACTTTCTACCAGCGAGGTTACGATCACCGTTCACGAACAAGGTAACGCCGTTACGGTCAGCGAATTGGCCCTGCGTACCTCCCTGCTCGACGTTTTGGGTGACGCTTCCAAACTGCTTGCCGTCAATATGGCCACGGTTCTGGATACCCAATTCCGCGATGCGGTTCTTGCAACTACGAACGTCGTGTACGGAAACGGTAAAACTGCTCTTGCTTCCATCGCTAACGGCGACGGCCTTACTACAAAAACTGTTAAAGACGTAGTGGAAGTGCTGGCCACCAATAACGCGCCGAAGATTATGGGCGAATTTTACGTTTGCATTGCCCACCCGCACCAATTACGCCAACTCCGGGACGACAGCGCATGGATCAACGCGCAAGCCTACCGTGGCACCGGCCGTCAACTCTACCTCGGTGAAGTCGGCATGTATGAAGGTGTCGTGTTTATTGAAAGCACGCAAATGCCCGCGCTGAATACCGCGCAGGTAGTCGCTAAATACGGCGCCGGTTATACTGCTACGAACGGCTGGGAAGCCGTATTTTTCGGTGAAAATGCCTACGCATGGGCCATCGCCCTTCCGGTAGAACTCCGCGACGACGGCGTTACCAACCTGGGCCGTTTCCATACCCTTGGCTGGTACGGCATCTGGGGTACGGGCATCATCGAAGAAAACAGCATCGTCAAGGTTCTGTCGGCCTAATACCTGGTACCCTTTCTCTTATCTATCACACCAATAAAAGCATTTACCATGCCTACACCGAAAAAAGGGGAAGCCCCGGAAGAACTCGATCTGACCAATGATACCATCGCGGAAGACGGCGCAGATGTCAATACGCCCGTTGTTGTAGAGGCTCCGGCCTCGAACAAAGGCGCCCTGACCGTCAAAACCGCCGGTGTCCAAAAGGTTAAAATTCGCTGCCTGATCGCTCGGAAATCTACGATTGCCGGCGTTGTGTACGATCTGGAAAAGGATCGCAACTACGACGTACCGCCCGACGTGGCAGCCATCCTCATCAACGGCCGCGTAGCGGTTAAACTGTAAGAAAGGATGCTTCTAAGCGATCTGATAACTAAGGTAAGGGAAGCGGCTTACGACCGCTTCCCAACTCCTTTGCTCTACGTCAAAAAGGTGTCGCAACCTACTTGGCGTTTCGTCGTTTCATCGAGCCAGGTAAAGGTTGTAGACCCCGCCGGCCCTACGGACAAGTTCTTGTCTACGATTGACGGCGTGTTAACCTACGAGCAGTTATTCGAGGCGCTTATTCAGGATGACGATTATCTAAGCGTTGCCTATTCTTGGGCTTACAGAGGTTCGGAGATCGTAAAAGACGTTATCCCAACTTCGACCCCGTTGGCTCAAATAGCGGCGCTATGTCGGAAATATTTTTTCGACGACGTACAAATAAAGCAGATGCTAACCGCCTATTTCATGCGGTACAATATGGCACACTGCACCTGCCTGCCGGACGATACCGCGCTACAAACTTACCTGGACAAGATTCCTTGCGCAAACGAAAATCACCCGGTCTGGTGGATTGCGTTCTACTTAGTGGAAATGCGTAGAGCAGCAGAACTCGCTGGCCATTCCCTTGACATAGCCTTTACCAATGACGAAGCGGCCTTTTGCGGAGGCATAGCCAGTCTCGGCTTAACTTCCCCCTACGGCTCCACAACTGCAACCGTTGGTGACGTGTTTTCAATGACCCTGGACGAAAATCCGGGTAAAGTTGAGAACCTTGCGTTCCCCGGAGCAGACAACATTTTTGGCGATGACGGTTTCTGGTATCGTCTTCAAGCCTGGCTGCGTGAACGCATAGAACGCTTTTACGGCGACTATTCCTTACGCCCGAATCAGGTCATGGAGTCGAACTTGCGACTGGAAAAAGGTTACAACATAAATGCCTACTTCGACTCTTTCCCTTACGAAATTTGGACTTATCCAAGCAAAGTTCCACCGAGTTGTTGAGGGTAGCCCACGGTGCTGCACTCTCGAAGTTCTGGAAACTGCTTCGGTAGACAATTCGTATGAAAAATTGGTGGGAAACAGTCCAAGATCGGTAGCCAAGTCTGCTACCCTTCGGTGTTTAGATACCCGTGAACTGGACGACTTTACGCGTTCAAACTTTGGCTTGACCGAAGATGTTACCGGGATCATCTACCTATCGCCAACCCACTTGATTCAGCAGTTCGGTGATTGGAAACTGGACGCTCGAAAATTGAGGCTTACGCTTTTGGACGAAACCTATTACTGCAAGCGTGTGAAATACATAGGCCATATCCCTAAATTTAACGCGTGCTTAGCCGTAGAAATTCGGCTTGTTGACACAATACACGGCGGGCCATGAACCGTAATTTTGCAGTACAGGACATCGTAAAAGGACTTTCCGGTAACAAACTTCGTACAGCAATAACCGAGGCAGCAAAGGAAGCCGCCCAGGCTTACCATGCGCAACTGATCGCCAACATTCGAGGCAACAAATACGGGTTTCAACTCGCGGCCTCAACGATCAGGAAACGCCTTGCCGCCGGGGCCGACCTGACGCCCTTGGTTTTTACCGAGGATTACATCGGGTCTATCATCGTTTCAGGCACCGTTGTCCGCGTTAAAAAAGGAACTCATTATTCAGGGCTCACTTATGCTGAATTGAGTTTCATTCTGGAGTATGGCCGTCGTGACGCAGGAATCCCGGCGTTTCCTGTTTGGTCAAGAACCTACGAAGATTTCCAGCCGGAGTACAAAGAAATTCTACACAGGCACGTAAGCGAGGCGCTACTACCTAAAACGAAACGTCGTAAACGATGAAAAGCATCAAAGTAAAAGCACATAATTTATTCAAAGCATGAAAGACACTTGTAAAGTAAAAGCCCACACGCGCAACGGCAAAAAGGTAAAGGCCCACGAACGCAAAGTCAAAGGCTCCTCTTCCCGTAAAAAATCCGACGGTGATGAATACGCATCTCGGAAGCGTAAAAAATATCCTTACGACAATCCGGGGACTCCCCCTAACTACGGCTGGTAATGATAACGTCGATCAGGAACATAAAACTCAACTTTTTTCAGTTGTTCTTAGGAGCAGCCAACGACGGCTTTCTCCGGGAGTACGTTTCGATTGACGACTACGACGGAGCAGAACTTCACCAGGTTCCCCTCCGTTACTTTCATTTGAGTAGCGGTGATCTTGCTGAGGCGCCCTTTGAAACGTACCCGGTGATCTCCGTCCAGGACTATATGCCGCAAGCCGTAGACAACTGGAACAACTGGCCCCAGCCCCGAATCTCCCGGTTCCGGGATACCGATAACGACGGCAAGTTCGACGCCGCATCGAAGATACCGAAGGCTACCCGGCTTACTTGTCGCTACGACGTTAGTGTGGCTGCTAAAGACGAAAAAACTTTTACCGATATTACCGATTGGTTTTATCGTAATTTTGGCTTCGGAAACGATACCGTTTTCATGTTTAATGCCCTTGAGATAGACGGTTTACCTTATGGCGACATAGTGGATTACCGCTTTGTTCAGATTACGGATAATCCCCGGAGAGACGGCATATTTGAAAATGTGTACGTTTTCGAGTTATCTTTGTGGGCAGACATCAAGCGGGAAACTGACTACGCGGAACTGTCTACTGAAATTCAGGTTCAATTCAATCAAAGTTTAACCGACCCGACCTTTAACACCTTTGGTTTGCCGAACACGGTTTTTACTGACCCAGGTGTTTCAAATATTCCGGTCGGAGTTTCTGTAAACTAACTCTTATCACAATGGAAGATCAAAACATTGAAAAAAAGCCCCCCGTTGTAGTGGAGACTACGAAAAAAGGCGGCGAACTTCGCATCAAGTCGCTGGTAACGATCAAAACGAGCGTTGCTCTTACCGTTGGCGGTCAACCCAAGGTAATTACCTTGCTGCCGCAACAAATAGCCAAACTATCGGACACGCATGAGGTACGCGAGCAACTCGCCCGGTACATCAAGGCGAATACAAT